GGTCAGTTTAATGGACGCTAAAGCAGGGCACTCAAATAGCTTAGTTAAATATACACTAGCATAAATTAAAAATAGCAGGCTGGTCTAGGCTAGCCTGCTTTTATTAAATTCTTATGGCGCAGTATTCAAAAATAGCACAATACACAGGAGCAGAAATTATAGACTTAGCAGAAGCTAAGTTATATTTGCGCGTAGATTATACTACTGATGATTCTTATATTACTGATCTAATAAAGATAGTTAGAGTACAAATATTAAAAGATACAAACCAGGTCCTAGTAAGCCAACTTATTACAGAATACTTTAGCGAATGGACTAAAGAACTGGTTTTACAATATCCAGGAACGCTTAGTAACTACGCATTGAGATACTACGATTCTAGCAATACAGATACACTACTAGTAGAAGGTACAGACTATAGAATTATAGAATGTTTTGGCCTGGTAAAGCTAGAAATAATACAAGCGCCTACTTTATATAATAGACTAGATGCAATTAGATTTGATTATATAGTAGCACCACAGAACAGCGATAGTATAGCACCTTTAAAAATTGCTTTGTATATGCTATTGCAACACTACTACGATAATAGGTCTGCAGTATCTTTTTTGAAAGCAGAAGAAATGCCACTAGGCTATAAGTCTATAATTGCCAACTATAAAAACTATATTTTATAGATGGTACAGCCTGGAAACTTTCGACATACTACGACCATAAACCTAAAAGCTGACACACAGCAAACAGATTATGGCGATTTTAAAGTAACTAGTACAATAACTTATGACAGATTCGCAGCTGTTAAGTGGCTACCAGGAAGCGAGCAAATTATAAACGATGTAGCAGGACTAGTAAAGAATATAGAATTTACATATAGATACGAAAGCTTAATAGATCTACTAGACAGAGTAGATACAATTTCTTATGATAGCTTAGGCTTAGGATATTTAGAAACTTTTAAAATTAAAAGCATAGTACATAAAGGCGCAGGCAATAAACAGCTTATAGTTATAAACGCTACTTATTTTGAAAGCGCATGATAATACCTAAAGCGCAAATACTAGGCGCAGGCAAACTAGATTTTTTTCTTAAAGAACTAGGCCGCGAAGCCATTAAAGATAGCGAAATTAGAGCAGGGCTAAAGAAACTGGCAAAGCCTTTTATATCTAGTGCAAGATCTAATATAAACAACTATACTGGTAATTTATCCAAGTCAATAGGAGTTATAAAAGGGCTAAGAAGTAAGAAGGGTAAACCCTTTGTCTTAATAGGACCGCGATACTATAAGCCTTACGCTGGTTTTCATGCTCATTTTGTTGAGGCAGGGAAAACGGAATACGATGTAGAATTTAACGCACAGCGAAATATTGAAAGGGCTTACGAAAGCAATAAGTATAGCACAATGGATCAACTAGAACAACACATTCTACAAGCACTTAAGAAGAAACTAGATAAACTAAATAAGTAATGAGTACGGCGGTCGGTTTAGATATAGGTAAAGTTATTTTTAATGTGCTAAAAAATAGCGCGCAAGTAATGGGCGTTACTAATATGCACGCTAACAAAATACAGCCTGCGCCAATGCTTGCACAAACAGATCCTACTATAGGCGTGCTGTACGAAGTAAGCGCAGTCAATCCAGTTAATGTGAAGCGTGAGTATAGAATAGAAAACGCCGCTTTATATATAGTAGATTTTAGTATACAGGCTTTTAGTACAGACTACGGAACTAGTATAACTTTAGCGAAAGCAATAGTAGAAGAACTGCACGATCTAGCTAGCGGAACTTATGAAAGCATAAAAATAGACGGCGTAGAATTAAAGAGTTTAAACGAAGACTACAACAAGGCACAAAGGTATTACAATAAATCTATATCTTTTCAAGCTAGAGTATTGACATAAAAATTAACAACTAAACAAAAACAAAATGGCTACAGGACTTTTAAACGGAACAGATTTACTTTTAAAGCTAGGTACAACCGCAGCAAATGAAGTAATAATTGCATACTCTACAAGTTGCAGCTTAGAAATTTCGGCAGATGAAATAGACCAGACGAATAAAGAATCTGGCGGCTGGAAAAGTATAATTTTAGGATCAAGAAGTTGGAGTATTTCGGCTGATGCACTTTACCAAAATGAAGCAGCAGCTAGTAAGAAATCTTTTATAGACTTTTTCGCTAATGTAGAAAACAGAACAGCTGTATATGTAGAACTTACAATAGCAGGCGCAAGCAATACCGATGCGAATGTATTCTATAGCGGGCAAGCTTTTGTTACTAGCTTATCTGTAAACGGCGGTACAGAAGACCAAGCGACCTATTCGGTTTCGTTAACTGGTACAGGCGCACTTAGTGAAACAGCAGTACCTGTATAGTATGAAAGCTAAACCTATAATAATAAACGGCAAGGACTACCCTGTTAAGTATGGCTATGCTGCGCTAAGACATTTTAGCGATGCTACAGGCACAACCTTAGGCGACCTTTCGAACATGGGCGAAAGCATGACTATAACGCAAGCTATAGCTTTGGTATGGGCTGGCCTTAAAGATGGCGCAAGGGTAACTAAGACAGAGTTTACTTTAGAGCTTGACGAAGTAGCCGATCTTTTAGATGAAGATTCTAAAGCGATGGAAAAAGTACTAGCGGTATTTTCTGAAAGCTTAGCGCCTAAGACTAAAAAAAAAGCACCAGCAAAGAGAAAGTAGAATATCGTAAAGATTCTAATACTTACGATGATCTGGAAGCTATAGCCTATGGCTGGCTAAACTTAAGCCCTGCAGAACTTGACGACTTAACACCTAGAGAGCTAGGCAATAAGTTGCTAGGCTTTGAGCAGTTAGAAAGTAAGCGCAGTCAAGACGGCTGGTATAAATTCCGAATGCTGGCTAGCACTTTACTTACGCCGCACACAAAGAATGGCAAAGGAGTGAAGCCAGAAAAACTTTGGCCTTTCGACTGGGAAAAGAAAACCAAAAGCAAGCCAGAAAAGATGAGTACAGAAAAACTAGAATACCTACAAAGCAGATCTAAACTTTTACGCGATGGCTAAAAAGAATGTAAACATAAAACTAGGCGCAGACATTACAGACTTTCAGTCTAAAATGAAACGCGCACAGAAAGGCTTTAAAAAAACCGCGTCTAAGCTCAAGAGTATAGGTAAGTCTATGACTATGGGCTTAACTGCGCCACTTGTGGGCTTTGCTGCAGCTAGTATAAAAGCATTCGATACACAAGCCAAAGCAGAAGCTAAACTTAAGACCGCTTTAAACGGAAACGAGAAAGCCTATAAAAGTCTAACGGCACAAGCTAGGGAACTGCAGAAGGTTACTACTTTCGGCGATGAAGAAACAATAGCGGCGCAGTCTATGCTTGCAAGTATGGGCTTAGAAGAGGAAGCAATACTAAGGCTTACACCTTTAGTGCAAGACATGGCAACGGCTAAAGGTATGAACCTATCGGCTGCAGCTGATCTAGTAGCTAAGTCTGTAGGATCTTCCACGAATGCGATGAGCCGCTACGGAATACAAATAGAAGGTGCTGTAGGATCTAGCGAAAGACTAGACAGCGCAATCGCAGGCTTAAGCGGTCAATTTAAAGGACAAAGCGAAGCAGCAGCGAAAGCAGGCGCTGGCGGTTTAAAACAGCTACAGAATAGCTTTGGCGATCTAATGGAAGACATAGGCGGCATGCTTATGCCTATACTAAATAATCTAGTAGGATATATACAAGGTTTAGTAGATGCCTGGCAGAATTTAGATGGCGGCTTAAAGATTGCAATAGTAACCTTCGCAGGTATACTAGCGGCGATCGGCCCAGTAATAGGCGCAGTAGGCTTATTAGGTTCTGCCTTTATGTTTATGACGGGGCCTATAGGTATAGGTATAGCAATAGTAGCAGCTTTAGCAGCGGCTTTTATTTATGTAGCTGATAACTGGGACGCATTCGCAGAGAGGCTAAGCGATGTTGGCTGGTGGAAAAACGCTTTGATTCAATTGCTCCAATGGTGGATTGAGTACAGTCCGATTACATTAATTATAGATGGCTTAAATGCAGTATTAGATTTCTTTGGGAAGGCTACAATGCCAAACCCTTTTCAAAAAATGAGCGATAGCCTAGAAGGCTTAAAAGTAAAGACGAAAGAATATAAAAGCGAATTTGGAAGCTTTACCGATGCAATAAGCAACGCGGCCACAAAAGCAAAAAAAGCTTTATTTGGTTTAGGTTCTGGTTTAGGCGTAGGCGGTGAAACCGAGCAAGGAAACACAGCAGAAAGCGCGCCAACCATATCTACAACAGGTTTAGACCTGGAAGAAATGGAAGAAGAAGCGGAATTTGTCGACACTACCTATGGCGATAGCTTAATAGCTATGACCGAGAAAATGACAGCGCTTAAAGATGCTACTAAAGAATTCGGCCTAGCAATGGTAAACGATTTTGCTGGTAGTATGGCAAGCGCTGTAGTAAGTGGAGAAAACTTTTTTGAGTCTATGAAGAATATTTTTGTAGACATGGCTAAGCAGATTTCTGCCATGATAATAAAGGCGGCTATTTTAGCTGCAGTCTTTGCAATGATTCCAGGAATGGGCGCAGCACAGGCAGCAGGTGGCGGCGCTACTAATTTTATGGGATTGCTTACAGGATCTTTAACAGGAAAGGCTAGCGGTGGTTCTGTAGTAACTGGCCAACCTTACATGGTAGGCGAAAGCGGACCAGAAATGTTTATGCCTGGCCAATCTGGAACTATAATACCTAACAACAATGTAAGCGGTGGAAATTCTACGCCTGATGTAACAATACGAGGAAACGATTTACTTATCTTATTCGATAGAGCAAACAGAATAAAAAACCGTAGATAATGGCATTCGGAAGATACAAGTATACAAATATAATAGGCGACAAAGGTAATGATTGGAATGTAGAACTTTGGGGCGATGGCTTTAGCGGTACTGCAGAAGAATTTAGTACCACAGGCGCGGGCTTTTCTATTACATGGACTGGCGCAGGAAGTACTAGAGCAACTAATTTTTTAGGATCTCAATGTACTATTGACTTTTTAATTAAAGACAATTCAGACGAAGCTTTTGTATACGATGTTATGAGCAGCGGCTTCCAAAAATACTATGTAAGAATATACAAAGGATCTGTAGTAACTGATAATATATGGTGGTTCGGCTGGATACAGCCTAGCTTTGATGTAATACAAAATATATCTTTTCCGTATACATATAGTCTAATAGCTACAGATTCAGTAGGATATTTAAACCAGCTAAAGCCTTTGAGTTTTGCAAATCATGGCGACAAATTATATTCTGCTAGTTTCTTAACACACATGTTTAATACCTTCCAAGCTGGAACTAGTACAGGTTTAAATATAGGCGGTGGAACTACTGGAGACAACACACCATCGCCAGACTTATATAGATGGCTAAGAACTAGCGCCGACTGGTGGCGAGAAGGAGACGCGGCTATATACGATACTACAAACCCTTTAAACCTATACAGCTTTTGTACTGGTGGCTTTGCAGACGAAACTAAATACGATGACGAAGGAGAAATAATACAAGGCGGCAATCCTTTAAGCTATAAGGCGCAAGATGTTTTTAAAGGTGGCTTAAAAATAATGGGCTTAAAAGGTTTTCTAGCAGAGGGAAAATATAATTTAATACAGCCCAACTTATTACAAAACAATAATACAGGCGCTTTAAAAACTTACACC